TAACAGGGATTCAACGAGAGTCGTATCCTCAGCGTCAAGCAACTGCCAAAGATCCACTGAGACGTTTCTAACCCGAGCCTTCACAACACCGTCCCCGAAAAACATCGGGAGACGGTAAACGTCGTCGTCGAACGTAACGAACGGGTACGTCTCCGAGTCGGGGGCGACGTTCCGGTACACCTTCGTTGTGATGTTCGCGATGTTCGCTGCCGTGATGACAGTACGGAGTGCTGAAGCGACGCTAGCCATTAGCGACCTGCCGCTACGTCACGAGCGAATGTCGTGGCGGGGGTAGCCAACATCAGTGCTTTCGCCGCCCTTCGCTCTGCCGCTATAAAATTGTCTGGCTTCCCGTACCGGATCGCGTGGTAAATCCCTCTTATGCCCATTCCCTCACCCGGTGTGGCCCACTGCCTATGCACTGGTAGCCATGCTGGGCGGGGCGCCCTCTCTTTCTTCTTACCGGTGCCTCTCTGCCCCTTCTCCAAGTACTCGGCGTATTCAACCTTCGTAAAAATAGAGACCTCGGTCTTCCCAAAGCCCTTGACAAACCGACCTGTCGTCGAAGACCGACCGGGTTTGCGAGAAACAGAAAACTGCACACTGTCGTGAAGACGCCCAGTTCGTCTCGCTGGCGGCTGACCCGGGGCAGATGACCTGTGCGGTTCACCGAACCGCTTGTCGCTCTTTCCCGTACCCGGCGTTCTGTACTGCTTTTGGACTTGCGCCCTGTACTTTGTGCCGATCTCTATGGCGCTTCCTCGCAGGCCCATTCCCCCAGCGTTGAAGACCCGTAGGGCGTTAGCCATGATCGCCTGTGTAAGTTGCTGACCACCCATCCCGAATGTGTGTATGGCCGCGCCCATCAGGCTCTTGCCCCCGAGAGGAACAACCGCGTATGTGACGGGGTGTGCTGGATGGCTTCAACGTCGTAGGTGCCGTTCAGGTGTGAATCCTGACCAGCGACGACGATCTGGTGGGCGTCGGTGACAGTGGTGCCGGTCGGCACCCACGCGACGGCTTGCGGCTGGTAGGAAGCCTTGCCGGTGGCCGCGTCTAGGTCACCGACGTTGGTGATCGCGATGCGGCCTTTCACGGTGGCGTCAGAGTCGGAGTAGGAGACCTGCCCCTCGGCGTTAACGGTTGGTGTGCGTGTACGCACGGTCAGGGTATGAGATCCTCCGCGCATTAGTACACACCCCTACGCCTGTACCTTCTGACCCATTTCAGGTCTTCATCGGTAAACCCAGCCATCCCCTTGTTGGCAAAGGTCATTTCGACCCCCTCAGCCCGGAACCTTTCAAGACCCTGAGCATCTGCAAGAATCTGCGACATCTCACGCACCGTTACGCGCAGCATCAAAGCCTCAAGTTGCTGCTGGTCAGACGACGACATCCCCGCCGTGTACGACACCAAAGCACTCGTACCCGTTGTCGTAGCGAAGATCCCGTCGATCCCCCACGGCCAGATGTCGAAATCGGTGACGGTCTGCGCTACTTCTGAACCTAGATCGCCGATACTGAGAGCAGTCACAGAAAGCACCGGGTATTCCTTCAAGAAGATCTGGTGCTGACCTCGGCGCAGGATGTGCTTCTCGCCGCTGATGGCGGCACCAGCCAAAGAGCGACCGAGGATGCGCGACAACTCCCGCTCCAATGCACCGATCATGGTGTTGGCGGCGGCTTGCTCACCCGCTGTGAACGTGCGGTTCATGTAGGTGGCGAGATCTTGATAAGTGATGATCGCCATAGGCCAAGCCTACGCTCTCCAAGGATCTCAGTCGATTAGGCTTCGCCTGCCTCAAGCATGCGTTTTGCCCGCAGCATCAGCAAACGCTCTCGGGTGGATTTACCACCCCAAATGCCGTACCGCTCATTGTTGCCGAGGGCGTACTCTAAGCATTCTTGCACGACCGGGCACCCACCGCACATCGCCTTGGCAGCCCGCAACGCTTCCGTGTCGCCGGGAGAGGGAAAGAAGATCGCTGCGTCAGGGGCGATACGACAAGCGCCATCTAATTGCCAATCAGGGCGTTCAACGGCGAGAATCTTCTCAGGATTATCCCAACCTGCGGATTCCGCCTTTTGGGTGTAAGAGTCGTCACTCCAACGCATCCATTAATAGTGACAGGCGCTCCGCGTGTAACTCAGCGTTCCGCAGGTATGTGCGTTATGCGTGGCCGGGGGAAACGTCCTTATCCCAAACCATCCCGCAACCTTTGCATTGCATCCAATCGACAACCCGCCCGTTTGTATGGGTAGTTGTTTTGCCGATTCTCTTCCAGTTGTGTGGCTTAAAGGTGTGGGAACACACTCCTTCGCCTGACCCAAAGTGGGCCAACATCATGGAGATTCCCAAATATGATCCAGCCCAGCGATCATCCCGTCGGAGCGGAGATAATCGACAGCAGCGGACATCGGGAAATGGCGGCGACCCGGTGTGTTGGGGGGGTACCGCTCTTCAAGGAGACGGACTGTCATTTCGAAGGGCCAGCCATCCCATTCGGCGTCGTAAAGGTCATAGGATGGATCCCATGCCGTCACAACCCCGCTGCCACCATCACTGCTGCTGTCGACGCCCGGTATGGGATCGTTGTCAGGCGGTGGAGGAGGTTGGTCATAGGCCACGACTGTGGTCGTCGTACTCGTGGTACTCGTCGTACTCGTGGTACTCGTCGTACTGCTGCTGCTGTGGCTCTCGGCCTCAGGGGTAGATCTGGTTCCAACCGTGTGAGTCGGCGGATGAGGCAGCGGCAGGATGGGCGCCGCCTGCCAGACGCCGGTCATCCCCAACCGGCATTGGTGCCTCCAGTTTGTGTAGGCACCCGGTCGTTCGGCCCACCATGGGTCATCGAACCGGAGCATTTCACCAGACTGGTAGTCGATGAACCAGACCCGCTCATCTAGCGGCCGGGTGTCCTCTGGATCGCACGGCGCGTACACCATGTCGTGATCGGCGATAGCCGGTGTCGCCGCTAGGACCGCCCCAACTATCGCAGCCGCTACAAGTGCTTTCTTCATAGTTCTCCCCAACAGGCTTTGCTTGGATTCCAGTGGTGCTTCCCACTGGAGTAGAACAACCACGCTGCGACTCCGACGTTGGCCCGCCCGTTGAACGGGTCGTAGTCCTTGAAGCCTGCTTTCTCGGAGCGCTCAACCCAGTATTTGGCTAGGTGCTGGAACCAGCCGACGGCCAAAGCGCTGGACACTTGGGTAGACCCGATGTGGTGGGTCTGCCCGCTTGATTCGCAGAACGCGATCTGGCGGGCCAACGCACGGTCCTCGGGCTTGAAGTATTCGTTGATGAGCGCCCCAAGTGTTGGCAGTTCGTAGTGACCGTCTCCCGGCAAGCAACCGTGGGAACACGGCGTGGGGGTTTGACCGATCTCAGGGTAGAAGATGTAGATCGCAGCAGTCGGGCCGCCGAGTGCTTCGATGTGGGCCTTGCGTGTCTTAGGCCCGTAGACACCGTCAACGGATCGCATCCCCAATTTCTCTTGGAGGGTGACCACTCGGGGACTGCGTTCGTAATACCGATACTGAGTGTCAATTACGACTGGGGCTTCTGGCGCAATCGTCGTGCTGGTCGTAGTTGCCCCCGCCGGGGACGCAATGTGGGGCATTGTGATGACCGGCGGAGGCAGATCGATTGTAACGGGGCGCGCTGATAGAACTACCCGTTTAGGGACGGAGTAGGNGCGCTGGAGACGGTGANCCTCTGAGTAAGTCGACGGCGCTTTGTCNGCGCCGATGGATGGGGCGAACCCCAAGATCAGAGCAGTACCGATTAGTCCAATACTAAGGCGCGTAGCCCAGTTAGTCGTAGTCACGGATCCCACGCCTTCCTGTTGCTTCGTGTCAGGCCGAGTGATGTTGCTTCGGCGGGATGTAGGTGTTTCCAGTCATGGTGCATGCGGCAGAGTGCTTGGCAGTTGTCGACGTCCAGCCAATCTCCACCTCGTCCCCTTGGNGTGATTTCGTCTACGTCAAGCGGACCATCACACTCTATCTCTGGTACGAGGTGTTTAGCAACACATTTGTACGCATCACGTTCGAGGACTTCCTCGCGGACGCGCTTACGGAGGCCGAGAATCGCCCTTCGTTTACTGCTCATGGGGTTCAGGCGCCCACCCCTCTTAAGCGGGGTGCGCCTTTCGGGAGGCCCCGAGCGCTTCACAGATACACTGATTCGGTGGGGTTCATTGTCTTCTTAGTCCTGACCTTCCTAGCCTTCACAGCGCTCTCGGCGATAGTGATGACATTGAGATTTAGGTTGAGGATCCAACAGGCCGTAAAGGCCNCTGACCAAACGCTTACACGCGACAGCCAGAAGGGGAAAGAGGGTTAGTGAGCCCTCTTATGCGCCGACGCTGACAGAACGCTTCGTTCCGTAGCACCAACCACTTTCGACTCCAGCACCGGAATGCCAGCAGCCGACTCAATCGGCAGAACGCCGAACTTCTTGGCAATAGCGGGCGTTACTCGCTCACCCTTGCGCGCCAAGAGAAACTTCGATCCGTCCTTCGCTTCCTCGTAGAGGTCACGATCAAGGACGACGGTCTTACGGGTGTCTTCCATGAAGGAAGAATACCACAAGAACCCCAAAACGCGTTAGGGGCCGGACCCCGAAGGATCCGGCCCTTAACGGTACTACTTAGTGCCGGACTAGATGCCCGTCACGATGCAGAAGGACTCGGGCCGCTTCACAGCGAGAGCAATCCGCTCCTCGGCGAGGATCGCAATGGCGTTCCTCACGAAGAAGTCAGAGTGGTTCTCGGAGATGCGAATGTTGCCTTCCATGCGGTCATAGAGCGTCGCACCGATACCGAAGGAGCCGACAAGAGCGGTTCCTACAGTGATCGCAGCGGACTCAACAACCGGAAGACGCCAAATGCGTGCCTCGGGACCAAGGGCAATCGAAGCAGTGAGCATGTGACGGTTGTCGCCGTCCTTCTCAAGTTCGATCTGCTCCATGTCAGTCGGGTGGACGACCATCCCTGTTGCCTCGTAGTAAGCGAGAGCAATCTTGGTGATGGACTTACGGATCGCATCGATCCGTGTGTCCGAACCCAGCGCCTGCACGGAAACGCCCGCGTTGGTGATGCCGGTCAGGTTGGTGCCGGTACCGTCACCGTTGAGGATCTGATCATCCTCGGTGAGACGGAGGCCGTACAGCAACTCGTTGTCGATGATGCCCCGCATTGCGGGCTCATCAGCAAGCACGTTCCGGTGAGCAACCTCGTAGTGACCGATGTTGCGGACCGGAGCCTGCGCGCCAGCGATGGTCAGCGTCGACTGTGGGTACGACGTGAAGGTCTCAGGTGAACCTGAGCGCTCCGTCGTGGTAGCCGAGTTGTTGGTGAATCCGGTGACCCGGAAGTACTCCACCAAGTTTGTGCTGGTCTGCTGGACGTTGAACAGGTCCCTCACGCGTGCAGCGCGGTGAGCCCTCTCCACGATCGCGTCACGCTGAGGCGTGCCGAACTGTGAAGGAGTGCCCGAAGGAAGCGTCGTGTAGACGTCCTTGCGCTGCCACATGCCGCCAAGGTCGCCCTTGACGGTGTAGGGGACGTGCATGGTCAGGCCGTTAGCGCCGCCGTTCAGGTACTTGAATTCATCTGAATCGATGAAGCCCTGACCAACGGAACCCGGAAAAGCCTCTTTGGCTTCTGTAACAACCTCAGGCTGTTCAGTCGATGCAGAAGCCCAGTCCTGCATCTCCTTCTGGCCCTCCAAGGCTTCGATCTGCTCGCGCAGATCCCGAGCCTTGGAAAGGTTGGCACGAAAGCCCTGAAGGTGCTTACCCTCAACCTGAATGTCTGGACCGCCCTCTTCACGACCGGCCTCAGCGTGATCGACAATTGCGTCGTTCTCGCTCAGGGTGTCGCGAAGGGCGGTCTTCAGTTCCCGAAGATGGGAATCCTGAATCGCCATTTTGGTTTACCTCGTGTTGTAGGTGAATAGATGTACACGAGGTAAGCACCCCGATGAAGATAATGCTGTCAGAAGTCCCCGTGTAAGTGACGGAGGGTCAGCACATATCTCCATCGCCGAAGTCATCGTCATCCATATTCGGCATCATTTGTTCAGGGTCAAAAATGGTGTGCCCCGCATAGGTGACACGACTCGGCCACGTCAACTTCTTCAGATGATTAGCGATGCCCTCAAGTGCGCCCGCAGCGATCTGAGGAGGGACCGACCCTAAATCAACATGGTTCGGTTCGCCGGGGTCGTCCAACGAGAGAACAATCGTGATAACCGGGAAATGACGGGCTTGCGGAATCCCCTCATCGAACAAAGGTGCTTTGCCGTCTTCAGGAAGCGGAGAAGTAGTCGCCTCGGAAGATTGACTCCCCTCGGGAGATGGGGATGAGTTCGACATCGAAGTTTCCGTCGCCTTCCTCGTAAGTGACCACAGCCATACCCTGCTGCCAGTCTTCCACTGCGTTCACAGGCCTGCCATGAGGGTCCGTTGACCCCTTCGTAGATGGTACCGCACCGTCGATCCTGCACAAGCAGCCGGGTGAGGCCGCGAGACTCCGCTTCGCCCCTTCAAAGGTACGCCGGGTCTTGTGCTGCAATTCGATCCTGTGGATGTGGCCGTGGATCACAGACGTTCGTTCGTCGTCCACCACCGCTGCAACCGTTGAACCGCGGCTTCTGGTGATGTGCCCGTGGATGCAGGCGAGGTTCTGGTTGACCCAGTAGATCCCCGCCGGGTACCCGCCAACGTATTCGATGTTCAGGTGGGGCTCATTCAACCGGAGTAGAAATGGAACCGACATCACCGGCCAGTCCTCGGGCACCTCAGCCCGCTTCAGGTGTAGAGCAGCAGCCGTGTTAGCCGTAATCGACTTCTGGAGTCGCCGGTCGTGGTTGCCTTCCAACAGAACGATGTGGGCATCGGGTGAATTCGCCCTCTGCTCACATAGGAACTGATGACCACGGTCGATGGTTGTCTGAGTGGTCTTTGCGAATGCTGGTTCCTGCTCGAACTTGCCAAACTCAGCGAAGTCAAGGAAGTCCCCAAGGTTGACGATCAGGTCAGGGTCTACCGCTCGGGTGATTTGTAAGGCGACGTTCATGGACTCCTCATGGTGGAACGCATCCATGGTGCCGTCGTCGTACATCCGATACCCGATTTGAGGATCAGGGAGGATCACAGCGGTCTTGAACTTGGACTTAGCCTTCTTCCCCTTTGGGGCAGGCTTGATCGTGATCGGTGCCGCTTGTTGAACCACGGGCCACTGTGGCCCCTCCGCCCATGCGGGAGCGATAACAACCGATATGCCACCGAGGTCGTGTATCTCGGCTTCACCCTCTTCGTTCTTGGTGATCCCCTGCCACTCGGAGATACGGACCTTCTCAATGGTCCCGATCTCTTCAGGTTCGATCCCTGAACGCTCTAGAAGATCGGCGATCTTGCCGAGTCGTGATTTGGCTAACTCCTTCTGGAGATCGCCTTTCACGGTTTATCGATCTTGTGTAGCCGATAGTTGCGTACCGCGTTGGGGGAAAGAGGGTGCCCGTGGTTGGAGAGAACCTCAGCGATCTTGGTGCTTAGAACAGCAGAATCGTGGAGGGCGGCGAGAACCGATGCGGCCTCGTCGTCAGGGAGTTTCTCAAGGATGACATCTAACTTGAAACGCTGAGTCGGCTTGGCGCCGCCCTGCATTTGTGCATATAGATCCACGGGGTTCCCCAGTCGTCACCGGCTACCCCCACAGTCTAACCCACAGCCAACTCAGCGGCTGTGGAGCCTTGTTACTCGCCCAAGTCGGAGTAGGTGATGAGGTCGTGGAACTCACGCAGTTCCGAAAGGTTCAAGCCGTCGATCGGATCAGCGGCCTTCTCCTCTTCACCGTCTTCTGTGGCGGTCTCTTCGACCGTCTCGGCGGCCTTCTCAGCCTCTTCCTCGGCTGGGGCCTCCTCAACCTTCGGAGCCTTGGCTGGCTTGGCGTCGCCGCCTGCCGGGGAACCTGCGACAGCCATTTCATCTGGCGTCAGGGTCCCACCGTGGCTGAGGTCTTCTACGACCTCCGGTGCATCAGCACCCGCGCCCTCGGCCCTCTCCGATGAATCGGGAGCCGTGTTCGAAAAGCCGGGGGTGTCGCCTGCCTTCTCTTCCAGATCGGAAAGTCGTTCCGACAAGGTGTTCAGGGCCATGATGGCCTCGTTGATAACTGACTGGGTGCTGATGACGCCGGTATCGGCTACTTCGGCCTCAGTCGTCTCGGTGCTTTCGGCGTCATTAGCCATGATGTCCTCCAAAGTGGACTTGATTTCGGTTATGTCGGCGCCCTCGTCAATGAGTGCGTCTATTTCAGTGAAGTCAAAGCCAGCCAGAGAAGCCTTCAACTCCAAAATCTCTTCCATTTCCTCATCTGACTTCAAGTCAAGTGGCTTCTCGCCACTCTCGCGATAGTGACGGGCGAGATGGTTGTACACGCCCTTCCTGTCGCTACCTCGCAACACGCTGCCCCCACGGGCACCATTGAGGCTTCCAATGCCTTCCCGAAGGCCGCCTAGGGCAGCAGCCCCGGGTGACCCATCACTACTGACGTAGTGGTGGATGAAGGAATAGTTCGTCTTGAAGGTGGGGTCCTCCCCATTCTTCAAGAAGGCAAAGATCTTTGAGTAGTAAGCCTTGTCGGCCGGGGAGCGCACGTTCTTGTACATCGATGGCTTCCACGGACGGTCGTCAGCGAATCCAACAGCGTGACCAGCGATCGGACCCTTCTCTTCCTCAGGGTCGCCGATAGGTGTTTCCTTCACGGAAACGGTGGCCGTGCCCGGAGCAGCACCGAACAGCACGGGTGAATACTCGTACCACTCAAGGCGCTTGATGTGGCGAACGCCTGTCTCACCCTTCATCTCCGAGCCGCCCTCGGGGACTGAGTAGCCGATCGACCACTCCTGCTCCCCACCGAAGAACTTGATGTCCTCGTAAGCCTCACGGCCCCGGGTGGTGTTGAGATTGAACTGCATCTTGACCAGCACACCGCCAGCGTCTGCTTCTTGCAGATGCTTCGGGAGGCGGTCGTCGCCGGGTTCAAGTTCGATCGCTGCGAGAGTGCGTGCAACAGGGATCGTCGTGTCATGCGACCACACCCCCTTGGGGATGCGCTTCTGCAAGGTGTCCGAATACGCGCCGGGTTCAATCACATCGTTGACGTTGTCCACAATGTTCGTTACAGAAACAACAGCCTCAACGGTGCCTTCGGCGTCGTTGAGGGCCTTTGCTTCTACCTGTGCCTGCTTTGACTCAAGTTCCACGATGCCTCCTGAGCGTCCTGCGCCCAGAATAGGTCGTGTAGGCGCCTCTGTGTCGGAGCGTTCAGGCTTCCTATACGGCTACAGGTTGATGGCTTGGATTACCTGCCCCATCCGAACGGCGTCAATATCAGCCTGAGTGAGCCCGAACTCAAGCAAACCCGTCTGAGAGGGGGCATTCGTGAAGACCAACGTGCAACGGCAGTTAGCCGTTTCCTTGATAGACGCCGTGAACGCACCGGGGTGCATCATTAGATAGCCGCCGACAAGAAACGGATCCATAATCGGGCGTGCCTGACCATCAGCATGGGTGTGCGTGGCACGCACCTTCTCATCCCGCTGCGACATCCAAACCTTGTACCGGTAACCCTGCTTCTTAGCCACCGCCATCTGGCCCTCGTTCACACCGAAGACAACGGTGTTCGTGGCAACAAGCCGCGCCCGAGACTTGATCGACTTGTCGAAGACACTCTTCAACTCGTCAGCGATGTTGTCAACAGACATCCCATCGCCCATACCATCGATGATCTTCTTCTCCAATTGACGCCGGGTTGTCGCGTTGATCTCGGGGAACATAGCCAACCCAGCAACGATCGCCATAGCGACCTCTTCTTCATCTAGGTCAAGGGCCTTCTTCGTCATCAAAGCGATGTCATTCCCACCATCCATGATGGCCGCTGTCAAGAAAGACTTAGCGTCAGCGATGAGTTGCTTATCCCAAGTGGGGGTGTCAAAGATGTCGTTCACCCCGACCGACACACCCTTATTGACCTTCTCGCGGATCTTGCGTGAACTCCACTTCTCCAGAACGACACGGCGCTGCCTCTGGAAGAAGGCCGTCATCTGTAACGCCACCGAGTCCGCCAAACGCACCATTTGGTCGTCTCGGCGGGCCTTTATCTCATCAACGGCTTTCTCGTCGATCCAAAGATCGCCGAACTGAAACCCCCATGGGGATTCAGGTAAAGGGGCCGACTCCTTATCCCCCTTGGCCTCGGTTTGACCATTCAGGGAGGCCGCCTCTGGAACAGGTTCGCTAATCGGGGGAACGGTGCTTGGTTGCGGCATGACAGTCGGCACAGCGTCCGGCTCTGACAACTGCGGCGGCTCGAAATCAGACGAGGGTGATTCTCCGTCAGCGACCCCCTGCCCAACTGGCATCAGGTTCGCTTGGATGTACAACAGGTCTGCGCCGACCGGATCACGGCCGATCTTCTGCCGGTACTCGTCGATGGAGATNGCGCCNAACTTNAGTTCCTCCAAATGNAACAGGGCGCGTTCGCGCTCGTCACGNGACAGGATCGCCACATCCNTGAGNTCAAACTTGACTGTCAATTCCTCAGACCCGTCAAGCCTGTCGAACGCACGTTCGATCAGCATGAGGTGGGGNAGCATCGTCTCACGCCAGAACACTTCAAGTTCCGTGTCGGCGTTAGCGAACGTCCGATCCGCGGCGTTACCGATGACGGACTCGGGGACACCGAACGCCATGAGGATTTCNTCTTTGGCGAGTTGCTTCGTCTCCGTGTACTGGGCGTCACGCTGCGCCATCGACGTGTCAATCCACTTGGCCTGCTCGGCCTCCATGATCGTCATGCGCCCAGCGCCGCCAAGGGCGGATCCTGTGTTCCCGAGGAACCTACGACGGATCTCTTCAGCAGCGTCGTCGTCCAACTCGCCGGTCACCATCAGAATGCCACCGGGGCGGCCGTCGTTGACCATGAAGTTCCGGTTGTAGATACGCGAGTAGTAGTCGATGTCGATNGCNAGCCCACACGACTCCAAGGGTGATTGTCCCCGATAGGGGTCGGTGGGGTGCGGGATCCGAACCCATACGACGTTGTCAGGGTTAACGATCCGTTCCTTGCTGTTCGGAACTTGAATCGAATACCCGGAGACGAACTTCTTGGGGTCAGGGATCGGGTATGTCCACTGCGGCGGCAGCAGATACAGGCCGACAACATTGTCCAACCGGTCCTTGACGACCTCAATGAATGCCCCCCGCTTCGACAAGAGAATCTGCGACGACAACTGGAACCGGAAGTTGAAAGCGTCGTGGTGTGGATTTGCCTTCCTGTTCAAGACAGGCAGCAGGGGGTTGTCTACCGGCTCGTTGTCTTCGTTGTGGATCTCTACTGGGAGACGAGCGGCATTGGCGGCGATCGCGTACACGCTCTTGAACACCCAAGTGACGCGGTCGTTACCCTCCGTAACCGCACGATTGACATCCCAGTCGTCCTTGTAAGCCCTCTTCTTATCAATGGGGTTAACAGCGCCCATCTGCTGGTTGTAATAAAAGGCCTTTTCACCCAACTCGCCACGTTCCCAGCCGCGACGGCTGTGGCCGGTGAATCTCAACCCGTCAAGAAATGCCATTTCAGCCCTCGTAGCCCATCAGCAGCGCGATCAAGAGAAACATCCCGCCCGTCACACCTAGCCCCGCGGTTACACCAATACTGAAACCGCACATAGACACGGCGGCGGTACCAGACACGAGCGTCATCGTGGAAATACGTTCCTTAAGGTTCAAAGGGCCTAATAGAAACGCCCCGGTTGCTCCTGCCACGCTTATACCTGCCCAGACGATCAGTGACGGAATGTCTGCCATTGCGTTCAGCCTACGCTCCCTAGCCCGTCAGCCGTGATAGGACTCCACGACCTCTCGGGATCGAACCGAAAAATGGACTTCCCCTCCACCCGCACATATGTGTCCCGACCCATATTCATTTTCAGGGCATCGGGGAGAGGGACCACGACCCTCAACATCTCCCCATCCAACGGGCCGTCCTCGAATCGGATTTCACGTGCCCGCTCCTCCTTCTTCTTCCTTTTCGCCATTTGACTAAATCCTTGCAGATGAGAAACTGTGGTTGGTCCCATCGTCTAGGCATGGGAGGTGATCAGGTTCATAGCGGGCGCCCTCAGGATCCGTTCTGGGGGCGCTTTGCTTTGTCATCTTTCACACCCCTCTTCGACCATCGATGGCGTTCCCGCTCCCGTGATGTGAACCCTCCCCAGATACCGAAGTCGACCGGTGTCTCAATGGCGTAGTCCAGACACTTCTTCCAAACTGGGCAGCGGTCACAAACGGCCTTCGCCTCAGCGACGCGCTTTCGCTCTATCCGCTCGTCGAAGAAGAACAATTCGGTCGGTTCGTCTTTGCACGCCGCCTGATCCATCCATCCTGTGTCGACGTTGGTGTCGGGCCGCATAACGACCCGGCCCCACTCAATCCGTGGCATCAAACCGCCGCAGGATCATCGGGGTGCCATCACCCGCCCACAATCCGAATGTGTTCACTGACAGGTATTCGACTGCTTCGTCAAGGTCCATCCCTGTGGACACCATCGTCGCAACCATCAAATCCTCGTCATACACAATGACGGCGGGCATGTTCATGCGGGTGGCGTAGCCCACGATGCAATCGTCGAAACCGTCGAAGATGACAGCCTCGGGATTCAGTTCAGCGAGGTCATCCCACCACTCGCCTTCACGGCCTGACGGGTCTTCCCAGCGGTCTGTTTCCATGGCCGCCATCGTACTTGGCGCCACCCTCTGAGAGGTTCACCCGGCGATTTGGGAAACTCGTCTTATGGATACGAGTGAGCATTGGGAAGCCAAAGAAGCGATGATCGATCAGATCAGCGCTGCGCTGACCTTCGCAGAAGATCAACTAGAAGACCTACGCAGTCTCATCACTGACGAAACTGAACTCACCCCAGCGTTCAGTGCCA